CTGTTTTCTTCGGCGCGCATCACGTTTCGGCGCTCGCGTTCATCCTCAGTTAAAACCCAGAAGGTCATATTCCTGCGCCTCCATGCGCTGTACTGCTCAGGCAATCGGTAGTTGCTCAGTCCCGCCGCGCGAAGGCTTGCCCTTGGGACCGCGGCCAGTGGCCGGCTAGGCTGCCTTTTACGTGATCGGTTTAAGAGTTCCCCTTGCGATAGATTGCGCCCACCGTACAAAGTCGGCAGGATTTGCCAATTCTGGCTCCCATTCACGATAGTTTGCGTTAGCAATCGAACGAAGAGCTGCTGTTAGGATCGTCGCTAGTTCCGAAACGCGCTCATACGATTCACGCATCGCAGACAATTGCCTTTTGGTTTCGGTGAGTTCTTGCGCTGTCAGCGGAAACCACGTCTCAAGGCTTGAATCCGTGAACCAGTCGGCAGGAAGCGCCTTGTATCCGTGAATTTCATCATTGCACTGGTATCCGCAATAGGTCCGTCCAAACGGAAAAGAACACGCGCCGGTCCCATCATCGATAAAATCATGGATCACGAGTCGCTTTACAGAAAAGCTCTCTCTACCGTCCATTATGCAACCTCCATCGCCTTGTAAAGGATGTCGATTGCGTCGCTAAGGTCATCCAGCGAGATGCTTGTAATCGGAGTGTCGTAACGCTGTGACTCAAGGTAATGCACGGCATTACGGAGCGTAATCTGGGCCTCATACCGATCCATGTTTGTTGCCTCCATGTGCTTCTCACTTACTGATATAAGCAAACGCCTATTCCGCAAACGTGTCGAGAGATATTTAACGCAAATAAGTGAAATAATTCGTGAAATCCCGCATTATGGTAAAATCAGGACGTGAACGCCCTGAAAACAACTCGCAAGCCCGCAATCCGCGTGCAACTCATCCTGCACACGGACATCGACGGCCTGCGCTCCGAGCGCGTGCTCATCATCCCGCCGGTGCCGCGGGTGCAATCTTGCACCGACATGCGCTTGAAAGTGCATAGAATCTAAGCAGGAGGACGGCAATGTCACGGCATCACGAGCACGAGATCGAGCGCCGTCTGGAACATATCGAGAAATTGGCTGAGCGCATCGAGAGGCAGATCGAGCGCCTATTGCACCCCAAACAACTCACCCGCGCCGTCGCGGTGCTTTTCACAGGAGATTTCACAATGGACAACGCTCTGGTTTTGAACGTCGGACAGACTTCAACCGCTTCGATTCAGCCGTTTCTGGCCGATGGCGTCACCCCTTCCGGTGGCGTTCTCTCAAACGTCTCGTACAGCTTTGCCGATCCCTCGGCGACCGTGGTCCTCAACTCGGACAGCGCCACCGCTACCGTCACCGGGGTGGCCGACTCTGCCGGAAATGCCGTGCAGGGCATCGCATCGGCTACCGTGACCGACACCGATGGCGTGGTTTCTTCCTGGTCGCAGGCTTTCACGATCCAGACCATCGGCGTGACCCCTCCCCCGCCTGAGCAGCTCACCCAGTCGATTGCGGTGCAGTTCAGCACCCCAACGCCGTAACCACATCCCCTAACCGGGGACACGCGGCGGGAAGCGCCTGATGCATGGGCCACCCGCCGCGCGATTATAATCATCGACATGAAGTGTGCTATCTGCGGAAAGATGGCGCTCTACCGCGTGCAATCGCAAGGATTCTGCGCCGAACATCGCAACCAGGCGGAACAGCGATCTTCCAAGCAAAGCGTCTCAGTCAGGAATGATTCGATGCTACACCTTCGGATGCACAAGCGTGTGATAGCATCGAAATTCAAGGCTCCAGAACAAAACTGACAAGCACGCTTGACACTGCGCTACAATGCAAATATGCCATCTGCGATTCAGTGGACTCCGGAAGAGAGCGCGCTTCAAGATGCAATCTGCGACGCCATTTCCACACAGCCGCGCGGAATGGGAGCAATCCTCGAAGAACTTGGAAACCCAATCAATCCAAGCACTTTCTATCGCTGGTTGCAGCAAGATGACGATCTCTGCAAGAGATATGCGCGCGCCAGGGCAGATCAAGCTCAGGTCATGGCGGATGAGATCACGCAAATTGCTGATACCACACAAGAAGGCGTGATTACCACCAAGAAAGCTGATGGCTCAGTCGAGATCAAGCGCGCCGATATGCTTGAGCATCGCAAACTGCGTATTGAGTCGCGGAAATGGCTTGCTGCGAAGCTGTTGCCGAAAGTGTACGGTGATCGCGTGCAGCAGGAGCACAGCGGTCCCGATGGTGGTCCGCTGCAATTCGTGACGCGTAGTATATTGGATGCAAAGGAGTAAGCCATGCCCAGCTACAACGCAGCCACACCGAGAGCAATATATCCCGGCAATGAGATCGCTCTTGTAAACAGCGCGGCAACTGACAGCAGTGTGACAACGACGCAACAGTGCAGTATGGGGCCAGACCCAGGCGGGCAGACTGCCCTGATCCTCACAAACACCACAAACCAAACGGCTACAGTGCAGATTGCGCCTTCGGACACGCCCAGCCTTTATCAGCCGTATACGTATCTCGGCTCGGCAATCACAGCGGCGGCGAATACCAGCGTCGGCTTTCCCATCGTGCCTAGTGTGTGGTTGCGCTGCACGTTTTCGACGGCTCCGAGCAGCGGCAACTTGATTCTCAGCCGGTAATGGCAAAGGAAGTAGAGCTTCTCCTCCAGCCGAAGCAGCTTGAGATCGGTAAGCTGATGTACCGCACCGGCCCCGATGCGGCAACGTGGATCGGTGGGGGTGGAGCGAGAGCTGGCGGCAAGTCGGGCGGACTCAGGCGCATCATGCTGGACAGGCGGTTGCAGCGGCCGGGGACGCCGGGAGTCATTCTCAGGCGCATCTATAAAGATGTGAACGAAAACCACATCCAAAAGTATTTCGCCGAATATCCCGAGTTGCTGCCTTACTGGCGCGCAACCGATCAGGAGTTCAGGCTCCCCAACAAGTCGAGGCTGTGCTTCCGGTATGCCGAGAATCAGCAGGCGGTCGATCAATCGTTCTGGGGACCGGAGTGGTACGACATCTTCGTTGACCAGGCGGAGCAGTTCACGGAACGCGAGCTAACGATCATCAAGAGCGCAAACCGCTGGCCAGGCGCGCCGGTGAACGACTGCAAAACGGGCCTGTTCTTCAATCCAGGCGGGATCGGTACAGAGTTCCTGCGCCGGGTATTCCATCAAAAGCGATTCCATGAACGAGAGCGCGCGCAGGATTTCGCGTTCGTGCACCTGTTCGGCTGGGATAACTATGTGTGGTTTGAGCCGCTTGGGATCAGCGCAAAGGACTTCTATGCGTTGCCGGATGGATTGAGAAGCGGTGAGGAGTGTCCGTGCGGAGCAGCGGGCGATGGTCCTGAGTTCATGTGCTGCCGGTTCCACTTGTTCATCAATCGCACGGCTGAGGGCAGGAAGCTGGACACGCTGCCTCCGAGCCTGCGCGCCGGTCATCTGCTTGGCAGCTTCGACTCATTCGCCGGCCAATACTTTGCGGGAGTGTGGGACGAGAGCAAACTGATTCTGTCGGCATACCAACAGGAAAGGCTGATTCAGGCGTGGTGGACGCGCTGGATGGCTCACGACGATGGGTTTGTCGATCCGGCCTCGGTAGGATGGTTCACGAGTGGCAAGGTGAGTCCAAAGCAGTTCGAGGACGTGTTCGGCGTGAAAATAACTGAGGCTGTCACTGTCGTAGTCTATTACCGTGAGCTCAACGGGAGCGGTATAGAGCCGGGAGATTTGATACGGCAATGCCGAAAACTTACCACCATCGAAGAAGCAAAAACCATGAGCCGCTATTTTCTCTCCCCTGACGCTTGGGAAAAAGACTCCAAAGGTCATAGCGTGGCCGATGAGATCAGCCGGGAGCTGTTGCGAGTAGAGAAGGTGCCATACAAGGATCGCGAATTGCAAGTCACTTTCCCATATCCAGAACCAGCTACAAACGCACGCATCGGCGGCTGGCGGTATATGTATGCCTGCATGAAAAAGACAGCGGACGTTCTGGATGGGTGCATGAACCCCAGCCGGACAGACGACGATTACGAATCTGAGGGCGGGGGTTACTCTCTGAATACGCCATTGTTTTTTATATCTGGGGAGTGCCAAGAGGCGATTGAGGCTGTACCTATGGCGATCCGGGATGAGAAGCACCCTGGGCGCTCAGAAGATGTTTTGAAGGTTCACGGAGCTTTATTTGATGGGATTCTCGACCAAATGCGGTATGGTTTAATGAGTATGCTGAATCCAAAGGAGAAAGCGCCGTTGCCGGTTCGGATGCAGGAGAAGTGGCAGGAGATGGGTGCGGCGGATCACACGGTCAAAGCGATCCAGATGAAGAAGATGGAGCACGAGGCGCAGCAGAGCGCGAAGGGGAGGAAGTCGAGATGGGCGAGGTGACAG